CTTGCACAGGCTTAAAAAATCGAGAGGCCATAAGTGCTCCTAAAAATTATTTAGATTCCGAAAGACTTGGGAGACCCAATCTTTAAATTCTTGCGTAGACATGTCATTCTTGGCGTAATTGCAGCGCTTGCAGCACGACACGACATTGCCGGGCTCGTAATGTTTTGACGGATTAATTCGGTCTAAACCGTGTAATCCTGTCAAGATTTTGCGATTACCCGACCACGTAATGTGCGCGCCGCAGTAATGGCATGGAGCAAAAAAGAGTGGCTTAGCCTCGTCAAATGTCAAGTGAAATTCGATCCATTCCCGAGACGACCGGCCTTTTTTATGCCTCGAATATAGCGCCATCTTACGCTTGGCGACATAGTCGGTAGCACTGATGCTAAACGACTTGCGTTTTGCCGCGGCAGCCAACGCTGGTCCTTGTACGGACTTGTTGACTTCTTTTTTCCAGCACCCGCAAGATTTTACTTTACCAAGCAGTTTGTTTAGCACAAGGTGCTGGTTGCCGCAGTCGCACTGACATAGCCAGTTAGTCCCAAGGATTTCTCCTTTAGACCCGACCGCGGAACCCGCGTCCGCAATTACGGTCAATTTAAAATGTTTTTCGCCGATTCGATTTGTAAGATTCCGTCGCTCACCTTTACGTCCACTAGGCATCTCTGTGCCCTCCTTCTATGGAAACATATCGGATTGTAGCAACGGAATCTTTAGTCTCAAATCAAAAAGCTAAAAATCACAATGATACTCGGATGTTATACCCAGGGGCTTTGCAGATTGCGTTGCCGTAAAAGCGGTAGCGCAGCTCAACGCCGTCGTCAGAAGTTTGGCGCAACCAGCGGTTTCCGTCGTTAGCAGCAGGGCTAACAGCTTTGCCGATAGAGCCAAGTTTCCACGTATCAAGTTGGAGACCGTAAGCCAAATCGCTTGGGCAGTTTTGGTCGGCAACAACGCGAACAACGCCGCGAGGACCGGCCAAACGAATAGCGTTAAAGCCAACTTGTCCGACTTGAAGCGTGTCATAAACAACTTTAGAGCCGAGGGACTTTTCGAGTTCCGCGTATTTTTTGAAGTTCATGAACAGGTGGTCGATGCGAGCACCTTCTCGGCCGCTGAGGTATAGCGCGTCGATCAGCGCCTCTTCAATTGGTTGTGCGGAGCCGTCGTAACGCAGGCCGCCAAGGCGGGTGCTGTCAGCAGTACGGTCAACGCCAAAGAACGACGTAGAAGTAACGCTAGAAGGCAGCCAGTCAGCCAGACCGGACATCTTAAGGCCGCGGTCGCCTTCTTGGAAGATGAAGTCGTTAGCAGCAATCGTACCAGAGGCGTTATAAGTTCCGGTCAAGGTGATAACGCCGGTTGTCCGGTTGATGCCGGCAATCAGCCACTCGTCGTCAGAACCGTCAGAAGTACGGATCGAACCACCAGTTTCGGCCGAGTGGATAACCAAGCTCATACCAACTTCAAAGTTGGTTACTTGCTCAGGGTCTTTCAGCGTGAAAATGAAGGTTCCAGCGGTTTCTGCTGGCTCAGCTAATACTTGGCCTTTGGCGCCGGCAGCGTTTCCGTACAGGCCGATAGCCAAGTCACGAGAAAGGGTGTGAATTGCCGTGTCGATAACGTTAGTGGCAAGTTCCATAAAGGCGTTTGCATTGCCTTTAGAAGCTTCCATTGCTTCGTTGTCGATAGTTGCAAGGGAGTAGTTCTTAACGCGGGTTACGTTGAATTTGATACCCTTGAGGGCCGAGCTGGTGCTCAGGCTTTGGGCCGTGCTAAAGCTAGCAGAACGCGACTGGACGTCGGCGTACTGAACTGGCTGAACAAAGTACTCGCCGCGCATTTCTTCGTATTTTGGGATAAGCGCAAGCAGAGGATTGTTTTGGTAGACCATATTCTCTACCATTTCAGGGGTATAATGCTCTTTGATTGCAAAATCAAAAGTGGTCAAGGTGTTTGCAGATGGCATTGTGTTGAGTCCTTTCTATTAGTCCCATTTGATAAGTTGTGCCGCGCGGCGTTTAGATTCTTCGATCGTCCTAGAATCAAACGTCCGAGGCTGTGCTGCGGGGGATGCTAGACTTGGATTCAACGTGGGTGCGGGTCGTTTCTCTCCGCTGTTTTGCTCTTTAGCCGCGTTTTCCGGTGTCAGTAGTCCCTTAAGTTTTTGCGCTTTCACGAGTTTCTTTGCCTGTTCCAGCAGGTATGTCTCAAGTTTGGCTGCGGCTTCCTTTACGTCAAGAACTTCTCCTGTTTCTTGGTAATGAGCCTCAATCAAACCATAAACATCATCAACGCCGCCAAGAGCATTTACCAGCTCAAACTCTTCGCCGCCGGCCTCAAGGGCCTTCTTGATGTCTGCCTTAAAGGCTTCAGTCTCGCGATGCGCATCCTTGTTTCGCAACTCGTCCAGCTCAGCCCGAAGCCTAGCTATAGGATCTTCGGCCTCTGGTTCGGGTTGCGTAGTCAGGTCGGTTTCAGATATTCCCAGTTTCTTAAAGAATTCAGACTTGTCAGACTTAAGCAGGTTTTTCAATTCCGACACACTTACTGCGTCTTTGAGCTTAGCCTGCTGTTGTTGCAATTCCCGCTCTTTGCGAGCAATTACTGCCAACCTTGCCTCGTCGGAGGGGCCGGTAGGTGCCGGGGTAGCGGGTGCCTGAGATTCTTGGGGTGCCTGGGTCGCATTCAGTTCCATTTTATTGTCCTTTTATTGTGGAACGTTCGATATCAAATCAGAGGTTGGTGCGGCCTCTGGATTTGCTTGAGGCGCCATGGGGTTAATGGGCAGCGGTTGTGCTGGCTGCATTGCCTTAATGGCTTCCTGGAATCGCTGAAGCAGCTCAAGCCGCTCTTCTGGGGCATCATCCAGCTTGGCTTGAATGTAGGCTTGCTGGCTCATACTAAGCGCTTCGTCCAGATTCATCTGGGGTTCGGGCGGTATGTAAGACCCGTTTTCCAAGATTGAGTAAATCATTTTTTCCGTCAGGTCTTTACTTGACATAACCGCGGACGTATACTGCTTAAGGTCCGGGAAGTCAAGCAGCTTCATACCCCAATCGGGAGGGATCATGCCGGCTTGTATGAGTTCCTGAACTTTGGCCATTCGGCCCGAGGGCTGTGTCGGCAAAAGGTTAGCCGGGAACATGCGCATGACGTATTTTTCGTCTGACATATCGGCATCTTTCCAGTCGATAGTCTTCATAAAATTGTCGCTGACAACCTTGGCTCGGGCCTTTCCGCCAGATTTAACCAGATCACGCGTCATGTCGATTACAATCTTAGCGCAGTCAAGGTAAAATTCCTCCCAGCGCTGCCCAACGACCATAAACCGCTCGGACTCGATGTCGTTGTATTCGCGCATGGCGACAGCTGATTCCAGACCTGCGGGCTTTTGGCTGGTTGCGGACATTTGGCTGATACCTATCTTTTCGTACCCAGACTGGATCAACCAGCGGATGTGCTCGTAAATCTCTCCGCTCATGGCTTGCGGGGTCTGAAACATCGGGGGTGTGCCGGTGTATTTGTACACGCCGCCAATCGTGTTGTTCATGCTCGCCTGAGATATGGCCGAACCCGCCTGAATAAAGATCCGGGGGACGGCAATCAGCCGCTGAGCCAGCTCTACGTTGCGTAACAATTTGTTAAGTTCCATTTGGGTGCCAAGAAGCTCTTCAGCAATACCCAGCCCCCAGTAACCGGCCACACGCTCAGACCAGCGCCAGGTGACAATAGGGAAATATTGTTTTGTCCATTCGCCTTCGTACAGCGTGACATTACTAACGGCAATTACGTGGCGGCCGTCATCGGCCTCGGGGCCGCTAGGAAGGTGCCACATTTCGATAACCTTGACCATGTCGTTTGAGTGCGACGTGCCGGGTTGATCGGGGAACGCTTTAGGGGTGTCCGCCAAGTCTTTGGCTTTGTCCGGGTAGGCCGCTTTAAGTACGTCCCGAGAGACGTACATTGTGTGGCCCATCTGCCGCGGCTTGCCGTAAACCGCCTCGGTATCGTCCACGACCAGCTCGTCAACCAGAATTCGTTCAACGCAAAGTTCGTCGTTGTGGATGTAAAACTTAAGTGCCCCGGTCCCAAATATGCCGCCGTCTCGAAACACTTGCGCGCCCTTGCGATACAGCTGCAAATAGTCAAACGAGCCGTCTAAGAACTGCGTCAGCTTGTCAGCCTGGCGTCGCTGTTTCCAGTTACCGCCTTCGGTAAGAATCATGGGACGGGGGCGCGATTTGCCTATCTTGGATGTCGCGGTATCTACCGCAGATTTGATAATATTGTAGGTGGCTAGGTAATTGGACAAGTTCTGGCTAAGGGCCGTTGAGGCCAACCCGTCAAAAAATCCAAACGGATCCTGGTTTTGGTATAAACGAGCAAATTGCAAAAGCTGCAACCTGCGCGCAGACTGGTCTTTACGGATCGCCTCCGCGTACCCAAATACGTGCTTGTGTAACTCGCTGGCCTTTTCGGTCCACCAGCGGGACGACCAGGAGGGCTGTTCTCCGCCCGCGCCGTAGTAAACAACTGCCATAAGTTACCTCAGAGTTTTCTAGTTGCGTTAAACATCATACCGTCAATTTGTTCTATTGTCAGCTGGCCTACAGCTGGCTCTATTTCTTTTTCGGGGGCTTGCTCGGCCAAGCCGCTCAACGGTTCCGGGCCCAGCACAGCGCTAAAATCACCCACACTAATCTGGGCTATTCCCAGCCGTCGGGCGAGTTCCAAGATTCGTCTAATATCGTCGATGTTTCGAATATGTTCCATTGCTCTTTCTCCTGTTCTCGTGCAAATATTCGGTCTTCTACTTCTTTGAGGGCCGCGGCTTCAATCCGCTCCTCTTCGGTTGGGGGAGTTTTCTTGGGCTTGCTAGCGTAGTTGTAGCACCATCGCCAGGCGTACAGTGTCGCATCTGCAAAGTGGTTGTCGCAAGCTTTGTGCTCTTCCCACCTGCCGTCAGCACGCTTTTTTTCATCCCAAACAAGGGACATGTATTCGGCCTCAAGGTCTTCGTGGTTTCCCACAAGCTTGATCTGCCCGGTTATAAAGTCGGCGTTCATCATCTCAATGTAATCGCGCTTGCCTTGTTTTTCGGCAATTTGGATCGGTAGGTTGTAGCGGGCTATCATCTCTTCGACGCCCTGCTTATTTGCTCCGTCCATGATGATGCGCGACACGTTAAACCGGTTTTGAAAATTGCGGATTGTTTCGGCAACTTCCGTAAATATCATATTGCTGCGGCCGTATGAGGCAACTACGTACAGGCAGGGGTCGTAGCTATTGTACGCGCAAACGACAAATGTCGTCTTGTCGTCGTATCCAAGGTCAACGCCCATGACGTACTGCCAAGCCCTGCTGTCGGGCAGAGCGTCGGTCTTGTTCTTCTTGCCGTCATAGCGATACACCAAGGCGTCCAAGTCCACAACCCACTCGCCAAGGTAGAACTGTTTAAACTGGGGGGTATCTTGAATATCTGGGTTTGCCCTAAGCAATAG